GCTTCCTGTACCGGGTGGAAAAGCGAAGGTGGAATATTGCTATGCAGTTAATGTACCAGGTGACAGGGAAATTGTAACCCACAGCTTTGCTGAGTGGGCTGTGGGTGATTTCAACCGGCAGAAGGAGACAGTCCTTTGCGACAAGTTAACCGCTGGTTCAAAGATCACTACGGAGTGCCCGTCAGAGTCATTCGTTGGGAGCCGGAAACACAACGTGTTATCTACCTCCGCGAAGGCTATGAGCATGAGTGCTTCAGCCCGCTCGAACAGTTTCGTCGTAAATTCAGGGAAATAGAGGTCGGTCATGAGCACTAAATTAACCGGCTATGTATGGGATGGTTGCGCTGCATCAGGCATGAAATTATCCAGCGTGGCAATTATGGCCCGCCTGGCTGATTTCAGTAATGACGAAGGTGTGTGCTGGCCATCAATTGAAACCATTGCCCGCCAGATTGGCGCGGGGATGAGTACCGTCAGAACGGCTATCGCACGGCTGGAAGCAGAAGGCTGGTTAACGCGTAGGGCGCGTCGCCAGGGTAACCGCAATGCGTCGAATGTTTATCAGCTTAACGTTGCGAAGCTTCAGGCAGCGGCATTTTCTCAACTGTCAGATTCTGACCCGTCAAAATCTGACGCATCAAAATCTGACGCATCAAAATCTGACCCGTCAAAATTTGATGCGTCGAAATCTGGCAAAAAAGCGGGTTTTCACCCGTCAGAATCTGGTGGGGATCCGTCAGTAAAATCAAAACATGATCCGTCAGATAAAAAAACTTCTCGTCCGGACGCTTCGCAACCGGACACGCAGACGGCTGAACAGGATTTTTTAACTCGCCATCCTGATGCGGTTGTATTCAGCCCTAAAAAGCGCCAGTGGGGGACGCAGGATGATTTGACCTGCGCACAGTGGCTCTGGAAAAAAATCATCGCCCTGTACGAGCATGCCGCCGAATGTGACGGCGAGGTGGTTCGTCCCAAAGAACCGAACTGGACAGCATGGGCAAACGAAATTCGCCTGATGTGTGTGCAGGATGGTCGTACTCATAAACAAATCTGCGAGATGTACAGCCGCGTCAGTCGCGATCCGTTCTGGTGCCGTAACGTGCTCAGCCCGTCGAAGCTGCGGGAAAAATGGGATGAGCTTTCCCTGCGCTTATCGCCGTCCGTCAGCACGTACACCGAAAAACGCGAAGACCCGTACTTCAAAGCCAGTTACGACAACGTGGACTACAGCCAGATCCCGGCAGGATTCAGGGGGTGATCATGAGTCTTTTGAATGACGTTCAGAAATTCATTGAAGCCCATCCGGGGTGTACTTCCGGAGACATTGCGGATGCTTTTGCAGGTTACTCACGACAGCGCGTTCTGCAGTCAGCAAGCAAGTTACGTCAGAGTGGGCGTGTGGCTCACCGTTGTGAAGGGGATACACGCAGACATTTCCCGCGGCTGACTGAGATACCGCAGGAGCCGGAACCGCAACCAGTTCGTGAATCCAGACCTGTGCGCAATTTCTATGTCGGCACTAACGATCCCCGGGTGATTTTGTGCCTGACCCGCCAGGCGGAAGAACTGGAGTCCAGGGGCTTATACCGTCGTGCTGCAACGGTGTGGATGGCGGCATTCCGTGAAAGCCACTCCCAGCAAGAGCGAAACAATTTTCTTGCGCGTCGTGAGCGGTGTTTACGGAAAAGCAGCAAGCGCGCTGTATCGGGTGAAGAGTGGTATCTGTCAGGGAATTACGTGGGGGCTTAATGACGACGTTAACTCAATGCCAGCAGCAGGTGCTGGATATGCTGATTTCTTACCAGAAAGAACGTGGCTTCCCGCCAACCAATCAGGAGGTGGCTACCATGCTGGGATACCGTTCAGTGAATGCAGCGGTGGAGCATCTTCGCGCACTGGAGAAAAAAGGCGTCATCACGATAAAGCGTGGCGTGGCCCGGGGCATCACGCTTCATACCGCGGTGAAGGACGACGACAGCGAGGTGGCCGGGATTATCCGCGCACTGCTTGCTGGTGAGGAAAACGCCAGGCTGCGTGCAGCCCACTGGTTACATGAGAGGGGGCTGAAAGTATGAAGCTGATTCTGCCTTTTCCACCCAGCGTGAACACCTACTGGCGACACCCCAACAAAGGGGCATTTGCTGGTAAGAGCCTGATAAGCGCGGCGGGGCGAAAATTCCAGAGTGCGGCGTGCACAGCAATAGTTGAGCAGTTACGTCGTCTGCCGAAACCAACGTCGGCACCTGCTTCAGTGGAGATCGTGTTGTTTCCTCCGGATAACCGGATCCGCGATCTGGACAACTATAACAAGGCGCTGTTTGACGCCCTGACCCACGCGGGTGTGTGGGAAGACGACAGCCAGGTGAAAAGAATGCTGGTGGAGTGGGGACCGGTTATCCCGGAAGGGAAGGTCGAGATCACTATCAGTAAGTACGAGAAAACTGCGGGTGCAGCCGCCTGATTAAGAGGAGAAACGAAGTATGAATAATCTGATGGTCATTGATGGTATTGAAGTTCGTCGTGATGCTTATGGTCGTTACAGCCTGAACGATCTGCACAGGGCTGCCGGTTCTCTGGATAAGCATAAGCCTGCATTCTGGCTCCGCAATGAGCAAACTGAACGTTTAATAAGCGAGTTGCAGATTTGCAACTCGGTCAATATAGAGCCAGTTAACGTTATTCGTGGCGGAAATAACCAGGGGACGTATGTCTGCAAAGAACTGGTGTATGCCTATGCAATGTGGATCAGTCCGTCATTCCATCTGAAGGTGATCCGTACTTTCGATACGGTAACCAGCGCACCGGAAAAATTATCCGGGCAGGCTGCTGACAAGATGCAGGCTGGTGTGATTCTGCTGGACTTTATGCGTCGGGAGTTAAACCTGTCTAACTCATCTGTGCTTGGTGCCTGTCAGAAACTCCAGGAGGCTGTTGGCTTACCGAATCTGGCACCGCGCTATGCCATTGATGCTCCTGCCGATGCACCCGATGGCTCAAGTCGCCCCACGCTGTCGCTAAGTGCACTGCTGAAACAGTATGGTATCCGCCTGACGGCTAATCAGGCATATCACCAGATGGTGAAGCTGGGGATCGTCGAGCAGCGCGAACGATACAGCCGTACCGCGATTAACAACATCAAAAAATTCTGGTCGCTGACGGCGAAAGGCTGCATGTTCGGCAAGAACATCACCAGTCCTGCAAATCCGCGCGAGACGCAGCCGCACTTCTTCGAATCCCGATTCCCTGAGCTGTTAAAGCTGCTCGATACCGTTCATTGAGGTGACCGTGAGAGCACTACTGACCCCTGAAATTGCCCCGCGTATGGGGATCGTATTGTTCAGACCAGGTTCAGAGCTGATGCCCCTGTTTATGCAGGGGCGTGTCCTGCTGGAGCCTGAGCCGGAACGTTATTCATCTTTCGCCAGTGGTGCCGTTCCGGCGGCATCACAACCGCTGGCGGATGATCCTGCCGTTCGGGCCGTGTTCCGCAATGAGGCAGTGATCCGTCGTGCTGGTGGCGTGGAATGTCTTGAAAGCTGGTTACTTCGTGAAAAAGGCTGCCAGTGGCCTCATTCCGACTGGCACAGCGAGAACATGACCACAATGCGGCACGCTCCGGGCGCAATCCGTCTGTGCTGGCACTGCGATAACCAGTTGCGCGATCAGTTCACGGAACGGCTGGAATCAATGGCAACGGATAACTGTGCCCGCTGGGTGTTATCTGTTGTGCGCCGTGATCTCGGTTTTGATGACAGTCACGTTGTGACAATGCCGGAACTGTGCTGGTGGCTGATTCGTAATGACCTGGCGGATGCCTTACCGGAAAGTGCAGCCCGTAAGGCACTGAGATTACCGAAGCCTGTTGTGCCGTCTGTCACCCGGGAGAGTGACCTTGTTCCTTCGGTTCCTGCCACCAGCATTATCCAGGATAAAGCGAAAAAGGTGCTGGCGCTGAAAGTGGATCCGGAGTCGCCGGAGTCTTTTATGTTACGCCCAAAACGTCGCCGCTGGGTTAATGAAAAGTACACGCGCTGGGTTAAGACACAGCCGTGTGCATGTTGTGGAAAGCCAGCTGATGATCCCCACCACCTGATAGGCCACGGTCAGGGGGGAATGGGTACAAAAGCGCATGACCTCTTTGTGTTGCCTTTGTGCAGAAAGCATCACGACGAGCTGCATGCGGATACCGTGGCATTTGAAGAGAAGTATGGCTCCCAGCTGGAGCTGATATTTCGTTTTATCGATCGTGCGCTGGCAATTGGCGTGCTGGCCTGATTTTGTGGAGAAAGTTGATGCGTGATATTCAGATGGTTCTTGAACGCTGGGGGGCATGGGCTGCAAGTGGTAACACCGGGGTGGACTATTCTCCGATCGCTGCCGGATTCAAAGGACTTTTACCATCTGCCACTAAACCACGTCCGGCCTGCTGCGATGATGACGGACTTATCATTGAAAACTGTCTTGCTCGTCTGAAGCAGAAAAAACCTGAGGAGTATTCGCTTCTCATTGCTCATTATTTGTTGCGAATATCAAAAAGACAGATAGCCAGGACGAGAAAGAAAAGCGAAAAAGCAATACGAATTGAGATGCAGATAGCCGAAGGGTTTATTGACGGATGTTTGTCTGTGCTGGGGGTAAGACTGGAGATGGACGACTGGCTGCTAAAAAAGTAAAAAATGATTAGTGCGGTCCGCAAAAAGTATGTCAGTATGTTAAGAGTGGTTACTTCGCCACACAGCTTAAACCCGCCGCGAGCGGGTTTTTTTATGGCTGAACGTTAAATGCGCTGGTGGTTGTGAATGCCGACTGCGGCGGTATTTTGGCGTGACGGCGCAGGTGCCGTATACCGATGTCTGGACGCATAAACCGGTGCAGTTCTATCCCGGGAAACATCCGTGCGAAAAACCGGCAGAAATGCTGCAGCAGATAATCAGCGCTAGCAGTCGTCCGGGTGACCTGATTGCAGATTTTTTCATGGGGTCGGGTTCGACAGTGAAAGCGGCACTGGCGCTCGGGCGTCGTGCAATTGGCGTTGAGCTGGAGACTGAACGTTTTGAGCAGACGGTTCGGGAAGTACAGGATTTAGTCAGCCAGAACGGATGATATTGAAGAATTAATTACGCGTCGTTATTATGCGGCTCCCGGCCCTTTAGCTCAGTGGTGAGAGCGAGCGACTCATAATCGCCAGGTCGCTGGTTCAAATCCAGCAAGGGCCACCATCACATACCGCCATTAGCTCATCAGGATAGAGCACCAGCCTTCGAAGCTGGTTGCGCGGGGTTCGAGTCCTCGATGGCGGTCCATTATCTGTACCCTGCGTTGTTAGCTCAACCGGACAGAGCAATTGCCTTCTAAGCAATCGGTCACTGGTTCGAATCCAGTACAACGCGCCAGACTTATTTTTCCCGGCTCGCTTTTGCGGGCCTTTTTTTTAAATGTCTCACAATTCAGACGGTTGACAGTTGTCTGTTTTGCGGGGAGTTTGTTAAAAGAAACTGGCATGGTGAATCCCCCTGTGCGGATGGGCAATCAGCGAGTAGGTATATGGGATAATCGCGGATTCAGGTGCTGGTACTGAATTCACCGGGAGGCACCCGGCACCATGCAGTTGACTGAAACCATGTATACTCTCAGGCCCCACGCACATGTGTTGGGGCCTTTTTACATGCAAAAAAAAGCCCGCATATGGATACGGGCGGCAAGGAACAAAAAACGTGAAGTGATCTATTCAGCCAGTGGATAATACCCTGACGTTACCATATTGCGCAATCGCGCATTCTTTCTTTTTCGCTCCCCTTATAACTACGCCATCCGTTCGCTGCGGAGGTGAGGCTATGAAATCCATGGACAAAATTTCAACGGGCATTGCCTACGGCACCTCCGCAGGCAGTGCTGGCTACTGGTTTTTACAGTGGCTTGATCAGGTCAGTCCGTCACAGTGGGCTGCGATTGGTGTACTGGGGAGTCTGGTTCTGGGCTTCCTGACTTATCTGACAAATCTGTACTTCAAAATCAGAGAAGACAAGCGTAAGGCTGCACGGGGAGAGTAATTCAATGACTCAAAACTATGAACTGATTGTGAAAGGGATCCGCAATTTTGAGAATAAAGTTACGGTAACTTTAGCGTTACGGGACAAAAAACGCTTTGACGGTGAAATTTTTGACCTGGACATCTCGCTGGACCGTGTTGAAGGTGCCGCGCTGGAGTTTTATGAGGAAGCAGCCAGAAGGAGCATCAGACAGGTCTTCCTGGATGTTGCTGCCGGGTTATGTGAAGGGGGTGAGCAGTCGCCGGAAAAGCGCCCCGTAATTTTAGAGGCGCAGAATGTGTGGATAACCTACAAAGGAAAGCTACCGGGAAGAATTACTGGTTCTCTGAAGACTCCACCGCTGGGCTGAAGACTTAACATATCCAGGTATTCGGAACCGATAAATCCTGATAAATATCCATGAACGCAAAAATCAGATACGGCCTGTCGGCTGCCGTTCTGGCGCTGATTGCCGCAGGTGCGCCTGCGCCTGACATTCTCGACCAGTTTCTGGATGAAAAGGAAGGCAACCACACCACGGCATACCGTGATGGTGCAGGTATCTGGACCATCTGCCGTGGTGCCATCATGGTGGATGGCAAACCTGTCGTTCCGGGCATGAAGTTGTCGAAGGAAAAATGCGACCAGGTTAACGCCATTGAGCGTGATAAAGCGCTGGCGTGGGTGGAGAAAAACATCAGAGTGCCGCTGACCGAACCCCAGAAAGCGGGGATCGCGTCATTCTGTCCGTACAACATTGGCCCCGGTAAGTGTTTCCCGTCGACGTTTTATAAGCGGCTGAATGCCGGTGATCGTAAGGGGGCATGCGAAGCGATTCGCTGGTGGATTAAGGATGGTGGGCGCGATTGCCGCATACGTTCAAATAACTGCTATGGGCAAGTTATTCGTCGTGACCAGGAAAGCGCATTAGCCTGTTGGGGGATAGAGCAGTGAGCAGAGTCGCCGCGATTATTTATGCTCTGGTTATCTGCATCATCGTCTGCCTGTCGTGGGCGGTTAATCATTACCGTGATAACGCCATCACCTACAAAGAACAGCGTGATAAAAAAGTCAGTGAGCTGAAGCAGCTGACCGCCACCATCGCTGACATGCAGCAGCGTCAGCGTGATGTTGCTGCGCTCGATGCAAAATACTCGAGGGAATTAGCCGATGCGAGAGCTGAAAATGAAACTCTTCGCGCTGACGTTGCCGCTGGTCGTAAGCGCCTGCGGATCAACGCCACCTGCCCCGGTACCGTGCGTGAAGCCACCGGCACCTCCGGCGTGGATAATGCAACCAGCCCCCGACTGGCAGACACCGCTGAACGGGATTATTTCACCCTCAGAGAGCGGCTGATGACGATGCAGATGCAACTGGAAGGGGCACAGGAGTATATCCGCACTCAGTGCATTAAGTAGCCTTTTTATCGTGGTAAACATTTCGCAGGGTATGAGGTATTTATGCCATCACGAATCCCACGCGCCTGCCGTAAGCGTGGATGTGCAGGTACAACCACAGACAGTTCTGGTTACTGCGATAAACATCGTGGCGAAGGATGGGTACAGCATCAACGCGGACTGAGCCGCCACCAGCGTGGCTATGGCTCGAAATGGGATGCCATACGTGCGCGCATACTGAAGCGTGATAATCATCTGTGTCAGAACTGCCTGCGCAATGGGAGAGCCGTTGAAGCCAGAACTGTGGACCACATCATTCCGAAAGCTCATGGTGGCACGGATGCAGACAGTAACCTGCAGAGTCTGTGCTGGCCCTGTCATAAAGCAAAAACAGCGCGTGAACGCATCAACTGATAACAGTTCCTATCTGCAGGGGGGCGGGTCAAATCTCTGCAGCCCTGGCTGCTCAGTACCGCCGCCTGACCTTTCCTCGCATCGCCGCAGGTTCGAAAACTTTTTTTTGGAATGTGATTAAATGATTGATAGGTAAAACCGATTATGTCTGGACCCCCGAAAACCCCGCCACGCCTGCATTTGATACGAGGCAACCCCTCAAAGCGGCCAGTTAAAGACCTCAAAAAAACCGCTAAAAAGGATGAAAAAGGTCTCCCTAAAATTCCGCAACATTTAGGGGCGCAGGGGAAGTACTGGTTCAGGCGAATGGCGGAAGAGCTGAATGCGGAAGGGATCATTTCTCAGCTTGATGCGCGTGCGCTTGAGCTACTGGTGGAAGCCTATACCGAATACCGGCATCACTGCGAAACACTCGATGTTGAGGGGTACACCTACCGCTCGGAAACGCAGAACGGTGATGTGCTGATTAAGGCACACCCAGCTGCTGCGATGAAAGCGGATGCCTGGAAGCGGATCCGGGCGATGCTTGCAGAATTTGGTATGTCACCGGCAAGCCGGGCAAAAGTAAATACCGCCGGACCGGATAATGTTGATCCGCTGGCAGAGCTTTTAAAAGCGAGAGACTGATGGCAAAAGTGGCTGACGGGATCCGCTACGCCGAACGTGTTGTTGCAGGAGAAATTGTTGCTGGCGAATTTGTCCGCCTGGCCTGCCAGCGTTTTCTTGATGATCTGAAGTACGGCGAAAAGCGGGGGATTTATTTCAGTGAACCCCGTGCGCAGCACATCCTGAATTTCTACAAATTTGTGCCTCATGTAAAAGGGGCACTGGCAGGCCAGCCCATTGAGTTGATGGACTGGCATGTATTTATCCTCATTAATATTTTTGGTTTTGTCATTCCGCTGGTCAATGAAGAAACCGGGGAAGTTGTCATGCGCAGCGATGGCAGCGGACGTCCGGTGATGGTGCGCCGGTTCCGGACGGCGTACAACGAAGTCGCCCGTAAAAACGCAAAATCAACACTGTCATCGGGTATCGGCCTGTATATGACGGGGGCAGATAGTGAAGGCGGAGCTGAGGTGTATTCAGCCGCAACCACGCGTGACCAGGCCAGAATCGTGTTTGAAGACGCCAAAAATATGGTCAGAAAAGCCCGGTCGACACTCGGGCGGTTGTTTGATTTCAACAAGCTGGCGATTTACCAGGAGCAGAGCGCATCAAAATTTGAACCGCTTTCCTCGGATGCAAACAACCTGGACGGTCTGAACATCCACTGCGCCATTATTGATGAGCTGCATGCACATAAAACCCGCGACGTGTGGGACGTTCTGGAAACGGCAACCGGTGCCCGTCTGCAGTCCCTGTTATTTGGTATCACCACGGCTGGCTTTAACAAGGAAGGGATTTGTTACGAGCAGCGTGATTACGCCATCAAGGTATTGCGAGGCTATAACAGCGACGTGGAGGGCGCTGTAAAAGACGACTCTTACTTTGCGATCATTTACACGCTTGATGAGGGAGATGATCCGTTTGATGAAACGGTCTGGCAGAAAGCGAATCCTGGCCTGGGCATCTGTAAACGCTGGGATGATCTGCGTCGTCTGGCGAAAAAAGCGAAGGAGCAGGTCTCTGCGCGGGTGAATTTTTTTACCAAACACATGAATGTGTGGGTCACTGCCGAATCTGCCTGGATGGATATGATTAAGTGGGAGAAGTGCGAATACATTGCTCCACAACATGAGCTGAAAACATATCCCATGTGGGTCGGCGTAGACCTTGCTCATAAGATTGATATCTGTGCGGCGGCAAAACTCTGGCGAACCGATAACGGACATGTTCATGCTGATTTTAAATTCTGGCTTCCGGAAGGACGGCTGGAGCGATGCTCGCGGCAGCAGGCAGAACTTTACCGGAAGTGGGCGGAGATGGATAAGCTCATCCTGACGGATGGTGATGTTATCGATCATGCTCAGATAAAAAGTGACTTACTGGAATGGATTGGCGGTGAAAACCTCAGGGAACTGGGATTTGACCCGTGGAGCGCAATGCAGTTCAGCCTGGCACTGGCTGAAGAAGGGATACCGCTGGTGGAGGTTCCGCAGACGGTCCGCAATCTGTCAGAGGCCATGAAGGAAACGGAATCACTGGTTTATGCCGGGCGTTTCCATCACAGCAATCATCCGGTCATGAACTGGATGATGTCTAACGTTACTGTAAAACCGGACAAAAACGACAACATCTTCCCGAATAAATCCACGCCGGAAGCCAAAATCGACGGCCCTGTTGCGCTTTTTACAGCCATGAGCCGCTTTCTGGTAAATGGCGGGGGCGTGAATGACTTTCTGTCCACGCTTGATCCTGATGAGGACCTGTTAATTCTGTGAAACAGCTTATTACTGATATGACCGGGCTGATCGGTTTCGGTCTGCTCACTGCTGGCGTTTATCTGTATGCAGGTCTGCCAGCGTCTCTGATGCTGTCTGGCTGTTTGTTGCTGCTTTATGCACTGGTGGTGTCCATGAGGAGAAAACATGCTTCTTGATGCTCTGTTTCGCAGTGAGCCTCTGGAAAATCCCTCGGTTCCGGTAACCGGAGAGGCCGCTGAGACGGATAATATTTTTGCCCGGGATGTGTATGTCAGTCCGGAAACGTCCATGAGGCTGGCTGCTGTCTATGCCTGTATTTATGTTATTTCATCCAGTGTGGCTCAGATGCCCCTGCATGTGATGCGAAAAACGAATGAGCATGTTCAGCCGGCACGCGATCACCCGTTGTTCTGGCTCGTTCATGATGAACCGAATGCCTGGCAGACCAGCTATAAGTGGCGGGAACTGAAGCAGCGTCATGTGCTGGGGTGGGGCAATGGTTATACGTGGGTGAAACGTAATCGTCGTGGCGAGGTTACCAGTCTTGAATGCTGTATGCCATGGGAAACCACGTTACTTAACACCGGAGGGCGTCATACCTACGGTGTGTATAACGAAGAGGGTGCATTTGCGGTAAGTCCGGACGACATGATCCATATCAGGGCGCTGGGAAACAATCAGAAAATGGGACTGAGTCCGATCATGCAGCATGCTGAAACCATTGGTATGGGAATGAGTGGTCAGCAGTATACCAGTGCTTTTTTTAACGGTAATGCCCGTCCTGCCGGGATTATTTCTGTGAAAAATGAACTGAACGAACAGAGTTGGAGCAGGCTCAAGAATATGTGGCAGCGGGCGGTGACAGCGCTTCGCAGCCAGGAAAATAAAACCATGTTGCTGCCTGCGCAACTGGATTACCGCGCTCTGACAGTTTCTCCGGTGGATGCTCAGATCATTGATATGACCAAGCTGAACCGGTCGATGATTGCCGGGATTTTTAATGTCCCGGCGCACATGATTAATGACCTGGAAAAAGCCACATTTTCGAATATTACGCAGCAGGCGATTCAGTTTGTTCGCTACACGATGATGCCCTGGGTTGCGAACTGGGAGCAGGAGCTTAACCGTCGCCTGTTTACCCGTACAGAACGGGCTGCCGGGTATTACGTTCGCTTCAACCTCACGGGGTTGCTCCGTGGGACCCCACAGGAGCGTGCGCAGTTCTATCACTTTGCCATTACAGATGGCTGGATGAGCCGGAATGAAGCCAGGGCATTTGAGGATATGAACCCGGTTGACGGTCTGGATGAAATGCTGGTCAGCGTAAATGCAGCAAATCCGTTGAATAACTTTAAAGATACGAAAGGCAAAGAGGAAAAGAACGATGAATGACCGTGAAACGCGCTGTTACAGCGGGGAGGTGCGGGCGGAACAATATGATAATGCCCCGACCCACATTCTGGGCTATGGCTCGGTATTTAACAGTCGTTCAGAACCTCTGTGGGGATTTCGTGAAATCATCAAGCCGGGGGCTTTTGATGATGTACTGAATGATGATGTACGTGGCTTGTTTAATCATGATCCTAATTTCATTCTCGGACGAAGTTCTGCCGGCACGTTGTCATTGTCGGTGGATGAACGCGGTTTACGTTATGACATTGTTGCACCGGATACTCCGACTATTTGTGACCTGGTGCTGTCTCCAATGTTGCGTGGTGACATTAATCAGTCCTCGTTCGCGTTTCGTGTCGCCCGTGACGGAGAGAGCTGGTATGAAGACGACGAGGGGATTGTTATCCGGGAAATCACGCGCATTTCTCGTCTGTATGACGTCAGCCCGGTGACATATCCGGCCTATCAGGACGCAGACTCTGGTGTCCGCTCAATGAAAGCCTGGCAGGAAGCGCGGGCGAGTGGTGCGCTGAAGAAAGCTGTTAACGAACGAATGGCGCGTGAGCGTCTTTTGACCCTTCTTAATGCATAAGGATACTACTGACGATGAAACTTCATGAGATGAAGCAAAAACGAAACACCATTGCAAAGGATATGCGTGCACTGCATGAAAAAATTGGTGATAACGCATGGACTGATGAGCAACGGGCAGAGTGGAACAGGGCGAAAGCTGAGCTGGATGCGCTGGATGAGCAAATCGCCCGTGAAGAAGAGTTGCGCCGTCAGGATCAGGCATATGTGGATGAGTCCGGGCCGGAAGAGCGCCAGAATAATGAGGCGGAGAACGGGAAAAAGGCGGTGGAAGAGAAGCGCGCTGCGGCATTTAACCGTTTTCTGCGTGCCGGATTTGCAGAACTGAATGCTGAAGAGCGTAATCTGATGCGTGAACTGCGGGCTCAGAGTGTAACAACGGATTCTCAGGGCGGATATACGGTGCCCACGCAGATGCGTAACAAAATCATTGACACCATGAAGGCTTATGGCGGGATTGCCAGTGTGGCGCAACTTCTGACCACATCAACCGGGCAGGATATCACCTGGTCAACGTCTGATGGCACGACTGAAGAGGGCGAACTGCTGGCGGAAAATACAGCCGCAACGGAACAGGATGTGACGTTCGGGACCGCTATTCTGGGGGCTAAAAAGCTGTCATCAAAAATAATTCGTGTGTCCAATGAGCTGCTCCAGGACAGTGGGGTGGATATTGAATCTTATCTGGCAAACCGTATTGCCCAGCGTATTGGTCGTGGAGAGGCAAAATATCTGGTTCAGGGGACCGGAACGGGATCACCGTTACAGCCAAAAGGGCTGGCAGCGTCGGTGACGGGAACCATCCAGACTGCAGCCTCTGCCGCTTTCACCTGGAAAGAAATGAATGCCCTGAAACATGCCATTGATCCGGCATATCGTGGTGGGCCGAAATACCGCTGGGCATTCAATGATGCCACATTGCAGACTATTGAAGAGATGGAGGATGGACAGAAACGCCCGTTATGGCTGCCGGATATTGCAGGCGGTACGCCGGCTACTGTGCTGGGGATCCCTTATGTTATTGATCAGGCTATTGACGGGATTGGTACCGGAAAAAAATTCATTTTCCTGGGGGATTTCAACCGCTTTATCATTCGCCGCGTTACTTATATGGAACTGAAACGTCTGGTTGAGCGTTATGCTGAGTTTGATCAGGTGGCATTTCTGGCTTTCCATCGTTTTGACTGTGTGCTGGAAGATGTGGCAGCCATCAAGGCGCTCACTGGCAAATAACCACTCGTTGTTCAGTTACAGACCGCGCCGACGCGGTTTTTTTATGCCCGCACAGTGTTGCGGGCAGGAGTTTCTGATGGCAGCAATAGTGGAAAAACTCAGGGCGCAGTGCCGTATTGATACAGATGATGCAACTGATGATGAGTTACTGATGCTGTATTTCCGGGCTGCCTGCCGCAAGGCAGAAAATTTTATCAACCGTAAGCTTTATGAGGAGACGGTGCCGGAAGGTGATCCTGAAGGGGTGCTTATAGCTGATGATGTTTTGCTGGCGCTCATGTTGCTGGTCGGGCACTGGTACGAAAACCGGGAAAATTCCTCAGATGTCAGCAAGGCACCAGTCCCGTTTGGTTTTTCTTCTCTTCTGGAGCCTTATCGTTTTATTCCTTTGTAGGAGGAGACATGCAGGCGGGCAGATTACGTGATCGCGTAATTATTCTGAATGTCACCACCGCCCGCTCTCCGTCAGGGCATCCGGTGGAGACGGTGACGGAGGGAGCTACCGTATGGGCAGAAGTTAAGGGTATCAGCGGGAGGGAGATAATCTCAGGCGGAGCAGAAACCGCTCAGGCTACGGTCAGAGTCTGGATGAGATTCCGGCGCGATGTGACAGCGACTTCACGTCTGAAAGTGCTGACCGGTGCATTCAAAGGCGCGATTCTGGGTATAGAAGGTCCACCAATACCGGATGCACGCGCTACCCGGCTTGAAATGCTCTGCAGCCTGAAGGGAAATGTGTGATGGATTTCAGTCTTGATTTTTCCGGCCTGGCGGATATTGCACGGGATTTGGAGGCGCTCAGCAGGGCAGAAAACAATAAGGTTCTGCGCGATGCCACCCGTGCCGGTGCTGAAGTTATGCGGGATGCAGTTGTTGAACGTGCGCCGGAGCGAACCGGGAAACTGAAGAAAAATGTGGTTGTTCTCACTCAGCGTTCAAAGCGTCGGGGGGAAATTATCTCGGGTGTCCACATTCGCGGACGGAACCTGCGAACCGGAAACAGTGATAACAGCATGAAAGCCAGCGATCCCCGAAATGCATTTTACTGGCGCTTTGTGGAGCTGGGAACGATAAACATGCCCGCGCATCCATTCATTCGTCCGGCTTTCGATACGACAGAGGAGCTGGCGGCGCAGGTTGCCATACAGCGAATGAATCAGGCTATTGATGAGGTCTTAAGTAAATGAGGGAGGGCACACTGTATTCCCTGTTGTCTCAGCTGGCCGGAGGACAGGTTTATCCTTATGTGGTCCCGCTGACGGAGGGAAAGCCTGCGGTATCTCCGCCGTGGCTGGTGTTTTCTGTGGTGTCTGACACGGCATCTGATGTGCTTGATGGGCAGGCTGAATCCAGAATTACCGTGCAGATCGATGTCTGGGCGACAGTACCTGATGACGCAGATAATATTCGTGAGCAGGCGCTTGATGCGGTAAGAAAACTGGCACCCTCCGTTATTTCTAAAACGCAGGGGTATGATCCTGACTCCCGTCTGAGCAGAGCCACGCTTGAATTTCAGGTAATAGCCTGAGGTCGTTAATGATTTACCCACCCGCCGCTGGCGGGTTTTTTTATTTTCAGGAGACGAGTATGTCCTCTAATTTTGAGCGTTCGCAACTGACGAAAATTATGATTTCGTCTGCACCGGTAACAGCAGAAACCCTGGATTCTGCCAGCTATCTTGGCCTGAGCTGTACAATCAAAGAGGTGCAGTTTACCGCAGGACAAAAGCAGGATATTGATGTCACCACGCTGTGTTCTGTTGAGCAGGAAAATATTAACGGCCTTGGGGCTGCTTCAGAGATTTCCATGTCAGGCAACTTTTATCTGAATGCTGCCCAGAACGCGTTGCGCAGTGCCTATGACAATGACACCACGTATGGCTTTAAAGTTATTTTTCCGTCAGGCAACGGATTTACCTTTATGGCAGAGGTGCGTCAGCATACCTGGTCTGCAGGAACCAATGGTGTTGTGGCTGCAACGTTTTCCCTGCGTCTGAAAGGTAAACCTGTGCTGACGACAGAGCCGCTGAAAGTGAAGGCCAATTTAAAAAGCACGCTGCGGGTTGCTTCCGGAGCGAAACTTGAAATGGCGGTTGAGGCTGCGGGTGGTATGCCGCCTTATTCTTATGTCTGGAAGAAAGGTGGTTCTCCTGTTTCCGGACAGACGGCGGCAACGTTCAGTAAGGCATCGGCAGTATCCGGTGATGCGGGTGCATATACCTGCGAGATTTCTGATTCAGCAAGCCCGGTTAACAAAGTGACCTCTACTTCCTGCACTGTAACCGTCAGTTAATGAGGATGGATGTGATGACTAAAAATATCCGTAATCTGGCACTGGCAACGATGTCGGGGTTTCGCCATAAAACCGTTGATGTGCCTGAATGGGAGGGAGCAACGGTTGTGTTACGGGAACCTTCTGCAGAAGCCTGGTTGCGCTGGCAGGAGATCGTTAAAGCAAAAGATGATGAGACACCGTTATCCGTTGCGGAGCGCGCCCGCCGAAATCTGGAGGCAGATGTTGAACTGTTCATTGATGTTCTGTGTGATACCGGACTGCAACCCGTATTTTCAGAGGATGATCGTGAACAGGTGATTGCCGTGTATGGCCCGGTGCATGCGCGGCTTCTTCGGCAGTCTCTGGAACTGATCAGTGATGCCGGCGAGGTTAAAAAAAAGTAGCGCTTCCGGGGATGCGTTTTCTGATGATGCTGGCGCTCAGGATGGGGCGCACATTGTCAGAGTTACGCCGGGAAATGTCCGCATCAGAAATCATGATGTGGGCAGAATTTGACAGGTTCAGCCCGCTGGGTGACGAGCGGGCTGATATCCGGGCTGCCCAGATTGTTTCAGCTGTTTACGGTGCGCAGGGGGTCAAAGTGCCACTGAATGATGCGCTTCTTCAGTGGGAGCAGGAGCAGACAGAAGGCGTCTCAGATCCATTTGCCGGACTGGAAAACGCGCTTTTAATAGTGTCTCAGTGAGTCAACATAACCGCTTCGGCGGTTTTTTTTCGTCCGGAGAATGAGTGTGGCGACATTACGTGAACTGATTATTAAAATCTCGGCAAATTCCCGGTCATTCCAGTCAGAGATCTCCCGGGCTTCGCGTATGGGGCAGGATTACTACCGTACCATGCAGAACGGAGGCCGACAGTCCGCTGCTGCATCCCGTGAAATGCGGCGTGCACTGGCAGAAGTGACGGATCAGATAAATACAGCTAAATCTTCGGCACTGAACATGGCGGGGGCATTTGCCGGGGCTTTTGCTACCGGTCATCTTATTTCTCTCGCCGATGAGTGGAATTCAGTAAATGCCCGTCTGAAGCAGGCCTCACAGTCCAGTGATGATTTTCAGTCATCACAGCGTGAATTAATGGCGATCAGCCAGAGAACGGGGACGGCTTTTTCTGATAACGCCAGCCTTTTTGCCCGCTCTGCAGCTTCCATGCGGGAGTATGGTTACAGTTCTGAGGAGGTACTGAAAGTCACCGAGGCGATCTCCACGGGCCTGAAATTATCCGGTGCCAGTACAGCAGAAGCCAGTTCGGTGATCACGCAGTTCAGTCAGGCTCTGGCGCAGGGAGTGCTGCGCGGTGAAGAGTTTAACTCGGTGAATGAGAACGGCGATCGTGTTATTCGTGCTCTGGCTGCGGGAATGGGAGTTGCCCGTAAGGATCTGAAGGCCATGGCGGATAACGGAAAGTTGACCGCCGATAAGGTTGTTCCTGCACTGATTAGTCAGCTTGGGGCATTACGTGATGAATATGCGGTAATGCCTGATACGGTTTCATCCTCTGCAACCAAAGTTGAAAACGCCTTTATGGCCTGGGTTGGTGGTGCGAACGAGGCAAGCGGAGTGACGAAGACGCTCTCCGGTGTGCTGAATGGTATTGCAGGCAATATTGACACCGTGGCAACCGCTGCCGGTGCTCTGGTTGCCGTCGGGGTAGCCCGATATTTTGGCAATATGGCGTCGTCTGCTGGATCTGCAACTGCCGGATTAATTACTGCAGCCAGAAACGAAGTGGCTCTTGCTGAAGTGCAACTTCGGGGGACACAGATAGCAACCGCCAGGGCGCGTGCGGCGGTTTATCGTGCGCAACAGGCGGTTGTTGCTGCTCGCGGTACCGAAAGGCAGGCCGCAGCAGAAGCGAAGCTGACAGCTGCCCAGGTGTCACTTACCCGTAATATTGCGGCCAGAACAGCGGCACAGACAACGCTGAATAATGTTACGTCAGTGGGGAGTCGTTTATTAAGTGGCGCGCTGGGGCTGGTTGGTGGTGTGCCGGGACTCGTCATGCTGGGGGCTGCGGCCTGGTACACGATGTATCAGAATCAGGAGCAGGCCAGAGAATCTGCACGCCAGTATGCCGCAACAATCGACGAAATTCGCCAGAAAACGTCGGCAATGTCGCTTCCTGAAGCGTCAGATAATGAGGAAAAGACGCGACAGGCACTGAAGGAGCAAAACAGGTTAATTGACGAGCAGAAAAGTAAGATTAAATCCTTACAGGAAAAAATTGCTGGCTATCAGTATGTGCTGGCAAACCCGGGCTGGACAACCGATAACGGTTTTATGATTAACCACATGACGTCGGTAAAAACTGTCACAGAAGGGCTTGCAGAAGCAACAAATCAACTGGCAGTTGAACAGTCTCGCCTCACTCAAATGCAGGGCAAAGCGCAATCCATTCAGGATGTGCTTGCCGGGCTGGAGGAGCGACGGGTGGCGTTGATCCGTCAACAGGCAGCGGAACAAAACAAAGCGTATCAGTCCCTGTTGATCATGAATGGGCAGCATACCGAGTTTAATCGCCTTCTCGGGCTCGGTAATGAATTACTTCAGCAGCGACAGGGGCTGGTGAATGTACCGTTACGGCTACCACAGGCAACCCTGGATGATAAACAGCAGACCGCACTGAATAACAGCGAGCGCGAACTGGCTCTGTCCCGCCTGAAGGGGGAAGCTCGTGAGCGTGCCCGCCTGGGTTATGCTGCGGATGATCTCGGCTTTGTGGGAGAGGCGTATCAGACAGCAAGACTGAATTATATAAATAACTCACTGGATGCATGGCGAAATAACCAGGCAAATAAACCCAAAGCGCATAAAAAGACCGAAGCGGAAAAAACAGAGGATATTTATAAACGGCTGATTAAACAGCAAAAAGAACAGATAGCACTGGCAGGGCAGAATACTGAACTGGCTAAGATGAAATATCAGGTCAGTCAGGGCGAATTATCAACCCTGTCAGAAGCGCAGAAAAAAACGCTTTTGCAGAATGCAGCACTTATCGACCAGAAAAAGATTCGTGAGCAGCTTGCTGCGTATGAGAGCAGTCTGGCGGACAGTAATGCCAGTGTCAGAGCATCAAATGAGGCTCAGTTACTGGGATATGGTGAAGGCTCACGGATGCGTGAACGACTTCAGGAAATGTGGAGCATCCGGCAGGAGTTTGAGCAGAAAAATAACGAGCTACTGAGACAGTATCAGGCCGGAGAAATTGAAGAAGCCCTGTGGAAACAGGAGAAAGAGCTGAATAAAAAATATCTGGAAGAGCGTCTCAGCGATCAGCAGGATTATTATGCAAAGGCTGATGCTTTACGCAGTAACTGGAATGCCGGGCTCAAAGAGGGGCTGACGAACTGGGCAGACAGTGCCACCGATTATGCTTCGCAGGCGGCAGATGCTGTCGTTTCCACGATGGACGGGCTGGTATCAAATATTTCCGATGCACTGGCCGGGAATGTTGTGGACTGGAGGAACTGGGGGAGTTCAGTTCTCCGGGAAGTTTCAAAAATTCTGATGAATGCAGCCATTGTTAACGGACTGAAATCACTCTCCGGTGCCGGAGGGTGGCTTGGTACGGTCGGCGGATGGATTTCGGGGGCAGTGGCAAACGCAAAAGGTGGTGTTTACACATCGGCAAATCTGAGTGCGTACAGCAACAGCATTGTGGACACGCCCACGTACTTTGCGTTTGCAAAAGGGGCCGGGCTGATGGGGGAAGCCGGACCTGAAGCCATTATGCCCCTGACCCGGGCGGCGGATGGCTCGCTGGGCGTACGCGCGGTGGGCAGTATGAACGGCAGCGCCGGTCTGGTGTATTCCCCGGTCTACCACATCGCCATTCAGAATGACGGGGCTAACGGACAGATAGGGCCGGAGGCGGCAGGCAGTCTTGTGCAGCTGATTGACCAGCGGGTGCAGGCGGTGATGCTGTCCATGCGACGTGACGGAGGAATGCTGAGTGGCTGAGATAAAAACGCTGCATCTGGTCCCGCGTGAAGGGATGCAGGTGAGTGAGAAACCGTCGGTGGTGAGGGTTCGGTTTGGTGACGGTTATGAACAGCGCCGCCCCACAGGACTGAATCCTCAACTGAAGACGTTTCAGGCGGTGTTCCGGGTGACGGATGAGTCAACCCGGCGCTGGCTGGATGAATTTTTATCCTGGCATGGTGGTTACCGTGCCTTTTTGTGGCGACCGCCGAAACATAACCGGACGGTGAGGGTGGTGTGTCGGGAGTGGAGCGTCACGGATAACGCCCGGTACAGTGATTTCAGCTGTACGATTGAGCAGGTGGTGAACTGATGCAGGATATCCGACAGGAAACACTGAATGAATGCACCCGTGCGGAGCAGTCTGCCAGCGTGGTGCTCTGGGAAATCGATCTGACAGAGGTTGGTGGAGAACGTTATTTTTTCTGTAATGAGCAGAACGAAAAAGGTGAGCCGGTCACCTGGCAGGGGCGACAGTATCAGGCATATCCCATTCAGGGGAGTGGTTTCGAACTGAATGGCAAAGGCACCAGTACGCGCCCCACGCTGACGGTTTCTAACCTGTACGGCATGGTCACCGGGATGGCGGAAGATCTGCAGAGTCTGGTCGGCGGAACGGTGGTCCGGCGTAAGGTTTACGCCCGTTTTCTGGATGCGGTGAACTTCGTCAACGGAAACAGTGACGCCGATCCGGAGCAGGAGGTGATCAGCCGCTGGCGCATCGAGCAGTGCAGCGAACTGAGCGCGGTGAGTGCCTCTTTTGTACTGTCCACGCCGACGGAAACGGATGGTGCTGTTTTTCCGGGACGTACCATGCTGGCCAACACCTGCACCTGGACCTATCGCGGTGATGAGTGCGGTTATCACGGTCCGGCGGTCGCGGATGAATATGACCAGCCGACGTCCGATATCACGAAGGATAAATGCAGCAAATGCCTGAGTGGTTGTAAGTTTCGCAATAATGTCGGCAACTTTGGCGGCTTCCTTTCTATTAACAAACTTTCGCAGTAATCCCATGACAGAGACAGAATCAGCGATTCTGGCGCACGCCCGGCGATGTGCGCCAGCGGAGTCGTGCGGCTTCGTAGTGAGAACGCCGGAGGGGGAAAGATATTTTCCCTGCGTGAATATCTCCGGTGAGCCGGAGGCGTATTTCCGTATGTCGCCGGAAGACTGGCTGCAGGCAGAAATGCAGGGTGAGATTGTGGCGCTGGTCCACAGCCACCCCGGTGGTCTGCCCTGGCTGAGTGAGGCCGACCGGCGGCTGCAGGTGCAGAGTGATTTGCCGTGGTGGCTGGTCTGCCGGGGGACGATTCATAAGTTCCGCTGTGTGCCGCATCTCACCGGGCGGCGCTTTGAGCACGGGGTGACGGACTGTTACACGCTGTTCCGGGATGCTTATCATCTGGCGGGGATTGAGATGCCGGATTTTCATCGCGAGGATGACTGGTGGCGTCACGGTCAGAATCTCTATCTGGATAATCTGGAGGCCACAGGGCTGTATCAGGTGCCGTTGTCATCAGCACAACCGGGCGATGTGCTGCTGTGCTGTTTTGGTTCATCGGTGCCGAATCATGCCGCCATTTACTGTGGTGATGGCGAGCTGCTGCACCATATTCCTGAACAACTGAGCAAACGAGAGAGGTATACCGACAAATGGCAGCGACGCACACACTCCCTCTGGCGTCACCGGGCATGGCACGCATCTGCCTTTACGGGGATTTGCAACGATTTGGCCGCCGCATCGACCTTCGTGTGAAAACGGGGGCCGAAGCCATCCGGGCGCTGGCCACACAGCTCCCGGCGTTTCGTCAGAAACTGAGCGACGGCTGGTATCAGGTGCGTATTGCCGGGCAGGATGTCAGCACGTCCGGATTAACGGCGCAGTTACATGAGGCTCTGCCTGACGGCGCTGTGATTCATATTGTTCCCAGAGTCGCCGGGGCCAAGTCAGGTGGTGTATTCCAGATTGTCCTGGGAGCAGCCGCCATTGCCGGATCATTCTTTACTGCCGGAGCCACCCTTGCAGCATGGGGGGCAGCCATTGGGGCCGGTGGTATGACCGGCATCCTGTTTTCTCTCGGTGCCAGTATGGTGCTCGGTGGTGTGGCGCAGATGCTGGCACCGAAAGCCAGAACTCCCCGTACACAGACAACGGATAACGGTAAGCAGAACACCTATTTCTCCTCACTGGATAACATGGTTGCCCAGGGCAATGTTATGCCTGTTTTGTATGGTGAAATGCGCGTGGGGTCACGTGTGGTATCTCAGGAGATCAGCACGGCAGATGAAGGGGACGGTGGTCAGGTTGTGGTGATTGGTCGATGATGCAAAATATTTTATGTGAAACCGCCTGCAGGCGGTTTTGTCGTTTATGGAGCATGACGAATGGGTAAAGGCAGCAGTAAGGGGCATACCCCGCGCGAAGCGAAGGACAACCTGAAATCCACGCAGCTGTTGAGTGTGATTGATGCCATCAGTGAAGGGCCGATTGAAGGTCCGGTGGATGGATTAAAAAGCGTGCTGCTGAACAGTACGCCGGTGCTGGACACTGAGGGGAATACCAACATCTCCGGTGTCACGGTGGTGTTCCGGGCAGGTGAGCAGGAGCAGACTCCGCCGGAGGGATTTGAATCCTCCGGCTCCGAGACGGTGCTGGGTACGGAAGTGAAATATGACACGCCGATCACCCGGGCCATCACGTCGGCAAACATTGACCGACTGCGTTTTACCTTCGGCGTGCAGGCACTGGTGGAAACCACCTCAAAGGGGGACAGGAATCCGTCGGAAGTCCGCCTGCTGGTTCAGATACAACGTAACGGTGGCTGGGTGACGGAAAAAGACATCACCATTAAAGGCAAAACCACCTCACAGTATCTGGCCTCGGTGGTGGTGGGTAACCTGCCGCCGCGCCCGTTTAATATCCGGATGCGCAGGATGACGCCGGACAGCACCACAGACCAGCTGCAGAACAAAACGCTCTGGTCGTCATACACCGAAATCATCGATGTGAAACAGTGCTACCCGAACACGGCACTGGTCGGCGTGCAGGTGGACTCGGAGCAGTTCGGCAGCCAGCAGGTGAGCCGTAATTATCATCTTCGCGGGCGCATTCTGCAGGTGCCGTCGAACTATAACCCGCAGACGCGGCAATACAGCGGTATCTGGGACGGAACGTTTAAGCCAGCATACAGCAACAACATGGCATGGTGTCTGTGGGATATGCTGACCCACCCGCGCTACGGCATGGGGAAACGTCTTGGTGCGGCGGATGTGGATAAATGGGCGCTGTATGTCATCGGCCAGTATTGCGACCAGTCGGTGCCGGACGGTTTTGGCGGTACGGAGCCGCGCATCACCTGTAATGCGTACCTGACCACACAGCGTAAGGCGTGGGATGTGCTCAGTGATTTCTGCTCGGCGATGCGCTGTATGCCGGTATGGAACGGGCAGACGCTGACGTTCGTGCAGGACCGACCGTCAGATAAGGTGTGGACCTACAACCGCAGTAATGTGGTGATGCCGGATGATGGCGCGCCGTTCCGCTACAGCTTCAGCGCCCTGAAGGACCGTCATAATGCCGTTGAGGTGAACTGGATTGATCCGGATAACGGCTGGGAGACGGCGACAGAGCTTGTGGAGGACACGCGGGCCATTGCCCGTTACGGTCGTAATGTCACGAAGATGGATGCCTTTGGCTGTACCAGCCGGGGGCAGGCACACCGCGCCGGGCTGTGGCTGATTAAAACGGAGCTGCTGGAAACGCAGACCGTGGACTTCAGCGTGGGCGCAGAAGGGCTTCGCCATGTACCGGGCGATGTTATTGAAATCTGTGATGATGACTATGCGGGTATCAGCACCGGCGGGCGCGTGCTGGCGGTGAACAGCCAGACGCGGACACTGACGCTCGACCGTGAAATCACGCTGCCATCCTCCGGTACCACGCTGATAAGCCTGGTTGACGGAAGTGGCAATCCGGTCAGCGTGGAGGTTCAGTCCGTCACCGACGGCGTGAAGGTAAAAGTGAGCCGTGTTCCTGACGGTGTTGCTGAATACAGCGTGTGGGGGCTGAAGCTGCCGACGCTGCGCCAGCGCCTGTTCCGCTGTGTGAGTATCCGTGAGAATGACGACGGTACGTATGCCATCACCGCCGTGCAGCATGTACCGGCAAAAGAGGCCATCGTGGATAACGGGGCGCACTTTGACGGCGACCAGAGCGGCACGGTGAATGGTGTCACGCCGCCAGCGGTGCAGCACCTGACCGCCGAAGTCACCGCAGACAGCGGGGAATACCAGGTGCTGGCGCGCTGGGATACGCCGAAGGTGGTGAAGGGCGTGCGCTTCAGTCTGCGCCTGACCAGTGGTAAGGGAACGGATGCCAGACTGGTGACCACCGCCATCACCGCAGACACGGAGCACCGTTTCAGCGGCCTGCCGCTGGGGCGTTACACGCTGACGGTCCGGGCGGTAAATGCCCGGGGACAGCAGGGCGATCCGGCGTCGGTATCGTTCCGGATTAACGCACCTGCAAAACCCGCCACCATTGAGCTGACGCCGGGGTATTTTCAGATAACGGCGGTCCCGCGTCTTGCGGTGTATGACCCGACGGTACAGTTTGAATTCTGGTTCTCAGAAAAACGCATCACGAACACAGCACAGGTGGAAAAATCTGCCCGTTATCTGGGGACCGGCAGTCAGTGGACTGTCCAGGGGAGCCGGATTAAGCCGGGGACGGATTTCTGGTTTTACGTGCGAAGCGTCAACCTGGTGGGAAAATCTGCTTTTGTGGAAGCCAGCGGGCAGCCCAGCAATGATGGTGAAGGGTATCTGGAAATTTTCCGGGGGCTGATAGATGAGACGCTTCTGGGTCAGGCACTGAAAGAGCGCATTGATGCTTCAGCGCTGCGTACGGAGGTCACGCAACTGGAAGAAGATATCCGTCAGCGGATGGACACGGATATCGCAGAAGTGACCCGGAAAATCGGGAAGGCGGAAAACAGCCTCACGCAGCTGGTTGCGAAAAAGAATGAGGACCAGACACTGGCCATCGCGCAGGTGAGCCAGAAAGTGGACCGGGTGAGCAGTGAAATCTCACAGACTGTCAGCCAGGGGCAGTCAGAAAACGCCCGACAGATAGCACAGGTCCGCCAGTACGTGGATAAAAAAGGGAGTGAAATTACCTCGACCACGGATAAAAAGCTGGGTGACCAGGCCGTGACCATACAGCAAATCCAGCGGGTTCAGTCAGACACGCGCAATGAGCTGAATGCCATGTATATGCTGAAGGTGCAGAAAACAAAAAACGGTATTCCCTATGTGGCCGGGATTGGTGCGGGGATTGAGGATGTTGATGGTCAGACGCTGAGCAGTATTCTGCTGCAGGCGGACCGTATCGCGATGATTACCCCGGAGAATGGCAACACCACGCCGCTGTTTGTGGCGCAGGGGAATCAGCTGTTCATGAACGACGTGTTCCTGAAGCGACTGTTTGCGGTGAGCATCACGTCATCCGGCAATCCTCCTACGTTTTCCCTGACGCCGGATGGCAGGCTGACAGCCCGCAATGCGGATATCAGTGGAGCCATCACGGCGAATACCGGCACGCTCAATAATGTCACCATTAACGAGAACTGTGTCATCAGAGGGAAACTGTCTGCAAACCAGATTGAAGGCGATCTCGTTAAAACAGTGGGTAAGGCTTTCCC